CCGTTGTCAGAGTGACATTTCCAGTACCATCGCAAGCTATATCTTTAAAATCTCGATTTGGTGGTATCCAAGCTACATAGTAATTATTCATTATGCCGCTACCTCTAATTCAGTGGGTTGAAGTTCAAGAACATAATCAACCGCTTTTTGTGCATACTTGGCAGCGTCAAGGATCAATGATTGATCATTCTTTAGCGCCTGGAGCCAATTGCTTAGATATTTGGCATGGTCAACGCGGGGGCTGGTATCGATCCCTAGACGATTGCAAAGGAATGCAGCGCCTAGTTCTGCTATCAATTCCTCAAAAGCATAGGCTGGATCGCCAAACCGCTTACCGCCTTTTCTATCCAGACGAATAGAGTTACCGGTCCAATGGGTTAGTTCATGCAGTAACGTGCTGTAATAGTGGGAAGTGGCAGAGCTGGTATCAGTATCTTTAAAGCTATTCCGCAATGGCATTTGAATCTGGTCTTTCGAAGGGATATAGCAAGGCGCGCCATTCTTAATAACGGCACCTGTATTAGCTATAAATTCATCGGCATTTTTGATGGCGGTTGTTAGATCGGGCCTGGTCGCGACCGTATCAATAAACCATTCCGGAAGGTTGTCTACCTGATTAGCAGTGAATACCGCAAATGAATTAAAGTATTGGCCTTGCGACTTGCCATCTTTAGAGCTGGAATCTTCTTTGACAAATGTCCCGTATTTCATCATAGGCAAACCTTTTTCGCCTTTACGAACATTAGCGCCAATAGATTTCCATTGCTTATATGTACCTAGTAAATGACAGTCGGCGAACATAATAGCCAGTAGATAATTGCCCCCTCTATATGTCTCACCGCTAATAATATTCTGTGGCGATCCGTCAATACTATTAAACGGCCTGGTCCAATCAGAGCCACAGGTTTCCATCTGCTCGATAATCTTATCGGTTATCGTTTTATCTAATGTTTTCTTATCCATAACTAATAGCCTCGTTTCAATGTTTATACATGTTGTAAGAGAGACAATATTAGTATAGCCAATATATAGGTGTCAAATGATATTAATATAATTAATGTGGCAGAGGGTCCATCGCCTATATACATATACTTGATGGGACTAATCCCGCTCCAGGTGTGTAGGTAGTGCAATCGCCGCCATGACTGGCCTAGCCGTTCACTATTTCCGGTAATAACAATTACCGGAATTAACTTATCTATATCTAGTGGTTCCAGCTCATTGCTTGCCTATTACCTGTACAATAATCACTCATCCACTATATGTAGTGATACAGCTAGTGGTTTTGGTGGGTTTTCTTGGCGGTGGCTTTAAATTGGGACCGGGGGCCGAGGCGCGTCCCTGTGAATATCGAGGTACCCTCCTCTCCACAAAATAGCGGTTTCACATTAACTTTGTTAAGGTCCACAAATGCTTCCAAAACCTTCGCGTAAAACACAAGCTCAAATCGACACCTGGACTGCTGACGAACCTGAAAAGAAGAAGGGTCCGGGTAGGCCAAGAAAGGGTGAAAAAGCTGCTGTAAAGCGAATAGGGCGACCCCCTGGGCAGAGGGCAGCTCAGTTGGAATTGCAGGAGTACATGTACAGCCACGTAAGTAAAAAAAAGGTGGTTGAGAAGTTGTTTGAGGCTGCTCTGGATGATGAGCATAAGAACCAGGGTATTGCTTGGAAGTTGTTAGCTGATCGGATGTTACCTGTAAGTGGTTTTGAGAAGTTAGCTGGCAAGAGTGCTATTCAGATCAACATAAATACTTTATCTAAACCTCAAGTGATTAAGGGGGAGACTTTTGACCAGACTGAAGGAGATGTTGAAGAGGCATGAAGGAATTCGCCAATTCGTTTATCAGTGTTCTGCAAACAAGCTCACGATTGGGGTAGGCAGAAATATTGATAAAGATGGGGGGATTGGTTTGTCATTGGATGAGATCAATTATTTGCTTGATTCCGATATTGTCAGATGTCTCCGAGAGCTTTCTGTATTTGATTGGTTTTCAGAGTTAGATGAAGTGCGTCAGGATGCAATGGTTTCAATCTGTTTAAACTTGGGTTTGCCACGTTTGCAGGGTTTTAAGCTTGCTCTCAATGCAATGAGTTTACGTTTGTATGAAGAGGCTGCTAGTGAGTTCTTAGACTCAAGATGGGCTTCTCAAGTTGGTTACAGGGCTACTGAGTTAGCTGAAATGATTAGAACGGGTGATTACCCAGAGGAATAACCATGCCAAAAGTAGGATCAACAAGTTACGCATACACCCCCAAAGGTCGTGCAGCGGCTAAAAGCCAAGCAAAAAAGACAGGCCAAAAAGTAACGAACACTAAGAAGGCTAAACGCCGCTAGTGGATTTTGACGTTGATCTACTTCCCTGGCAGCAAGAAGTCTGGAACAGCAAAGCTCGGTTTCGCGTTGTGGCGGCTGGAAGAAGAACGGGCAAGTCTCGTTTGGCTGCGTATATGCTTTTGGTTAAGGGATTGCAGACAACAGATGGCGAAATTTTCTATGTTGCTCCGACCCAAGGTCAAGCCAGGGACATAATGTGGAACACGTTGATGGAGCTTGGACAGGCTGTTATTAGTTCGGCTCACATTAACAACATGCAGATCAAGCTAGTCAATGGCACTCAGATCAGCTTAAAGGGGTCAGACAGGCCAGAGACTTTGCGTGGAGCCAAGATAGCCTTCGTTGCTATTGATGAGTATGCCGATATGCGTGAGGCAGTCTGGGAACTTGTCCTGCGGCCAGCCCTTACTGATTTAGCGCCTGACTCTTCGGCGTTGTTTATAGGAACGCCAACAGGCAGAAATCACTTTTATGATTTGTACAAAAAGGCAATGGTCGCAGAGGATCATGAAGCTTTTCACTACACCAGTTACGACAACACAATTCTGAGCAAAACGGAAATTGATGCAGCAAAAAAAGAGATGTCTAGTTTCGGCTTTCGCCAAGAATACATGGCGAGTTTTGAGGCGCGTGGCTCTGAAATGTTTAAGGAAGATTGGGTTACTTACGAAGAAAAAGAGCCTTCCGCTGGCGATTACTACATTAGCATTGACCTCGCTGGATTCGCAGACGTTGGGCAAAGTCACAAGAAAAAGAAAAAGCACCTAGATAACACAGCCATTGCCATCGTGAAGGTGAGCGAAGAGGGCTGGTGGGTAAAAGACATAATCGCGGGTCGTTGGGATTTAAACGAGACAGCGATGAAGATATTCCAAGCGGTGAGGGATTATGAGCCTATTTCGGTGGGTATTGAGCGAGGCATTGCAAAGCAGGCAGTAATGTCGCCTTTATTGGATTTGATGCGCCAGCATTCAAGATACTTCCGGGTAGAGGAATTAACTCACGGCAACAAGAATAAAACAGATCGGGTGATGTGGGCGTTACAGGGTCGTTTCGAGAACGGGATTATCAAATTGAACAAGGGGTCGTGGAATGAAACATTTTTGGATGAGCTGTATCAATTCCCTGATCCGCTAACGCATGACGATACGATTGATGCGCTGGCTTATATTGATCAAATGGCAACGGTGCCTTATACGCAGGACTTTGAGCAGGACAATTTCGAATTCATGGATTCGGTAGCGGGTTACTAATATGGCTAAAAATGACGATGTAGAGCTAAGACTTTTTGAAGATGCGGGTCTGAGTTCTTGGGTAATGACTCAGGTAAGCGAATGGCGTAATCATTACGAACAAAATTATAAAGAGACATTCGCAGAATATTACCGTATTTGGCGTGGAATTTATGACCCTAATGACAAAACGAGAGCCAGCGAGAGAAGTCAGATAATCTCTCCAGCGACTTCTCAGGCTATTGAGTCAAGTGTTGCGGAAATTGAAGAAGCGACTTTTGGGCGTGGAAGATTTTTTGATATTCGTGACGATATTGAAATCCCAAATCCTCCCGAAAACATGGACGAGCAACAAGCGCAGATGTTCCAGGCGCAACTGCAAGAAAAACAAAAAGACAAAATGAACATTAAATATCTTCGAGATAAATTAACCGAAGATTTTCAGAAGCAAAAAATTAGAAAAGATGTAGGAGAAGTTCTACTTAACGCGGCTATTTTCGGAACTGGGATAGCTGAGGTTGTTATTGATTTAGAGAATGAGATCAAGCCAGCGACTCAGCCAATGGGCGGTATGATGGCTCAAGGCACTCAGTCGCAGGAAAGAACAGTCGTTAAGTTAAAAGCGGTCCTTCCTCAAAACTTCTTAATTCAGCCAGAGGCTACAGATATTCAATCAAGCCTGGGCGTTGTCATTGATGAAGATGTTTCTCCTCATTCAATAAAGTTGATGCAGGAAAAGGGCATTTATAAAGATGTCACTATTGAAAGCTCTGGTGCTACTAGCACAGATATTCTTGAAGCAGACCCTACATTAACTGATCAGCCTGATCATGTTGTGAGGCTCACTAAATATTACGGTCTTGTTCCTCGACATCTTCTTGAGGAATTTAACTCAGAAAGCACAATTTCTGAGCTTGAAGAGGCTATTCAAGATTTAGCTATCGAGGAAGGGGAAGAATCAATTGCTGAGACAGATACGGAGTTTATGGAGCTGTCTGATCTTGATGACGGGCCATATTACGTTGAAGCCTGCATTGTCATCGCTAACGGTAGCACTGTCTTAAAAGCTATCGAGAACCCTTACATGATGGGCGACCGTCCTGTTATTGCGTTTCCTTGGGATGTTGTTCCATCTAGATTCTGGGGGCGTGGGGTAACTGAAAAGGCATATCACTCTCAAAAAGCCCTTGATACTGAGCTTAGAGCTAGAATTGACGCTCTAGCATTGACTAATTCTCCTATGATGGCGATGGACAGCACCAGAATCCCTAGAGGATCACAGCCAGAGGTAAGGCCAGGAAAGATAATTCTTACTAATGGCAACCCTGCGGAGGTTTTACAGCCTTTTAATTTTGGGCAAGTCTCTCAAATCACTTTTGCTCAAGCGAATTCGCTTCAACAGATGGTCCAGCAAGCAACGGGAGCAGTAGACTCCTCTATGCCGGGGAATCTTAACGATACTGCGGCTTCAACCCTATCAATGGGGCTATCTGCCATCATAAAACGTCAAAAACGCACCCTGGTGAACTTTCAAGAGAGCTTTTTAATACCTTTCGTGAAAATGGCAGCTTGCCGGTATATGCAATATGACCCTGAGAATTACCCGGTAGAAGATTTCGTCTTTACTGTCACCT